ACTTGTCCGGTATTTGGATCTCTTCCATCCTCAAATATAGGTGAATTCATTAATTCTATTTCATAATCTTTTGAGTCTGACATTATACATATAGTTTAGATAAACATTCCTCTCTAAATTCATCCACCAAATCTTGTGGTATATATCTAAAATCTATTAGCTTTCTATTTCTTTCAAAATTATGTGTAATCTTTTGTTTTTCTAACTCTGCTAAAAATGCTTCTGGATTTTCATAATAATAATCTATCTTTTTTTTACCGCACCTATCAAAAAGTTTTGGTATATTATCTGATTTATCTCCTTTAATTATTTTAATAAATAAATCTTTGTTAGGGTTCATTGTTGAATTTTTTTCAGTTTGAACTGGTTTTAATTTTAAATTAACCAATTGTATTCTTGGTTGTATCAATTGAAGATAATCTGTATCACTTGTTATTATTGTAATATTATTACTAGGACGTTGAACAAGGTGTTTTGCTGTAATAGCAATACAATCATCGGCTTCCAATGACTTATGTTTTAATATATATTTTACACCTGCTTCTTTAAATACACTATCATAAGCTAATTTAAAGAATGGACCACCTTCAAAGCCATCGTATTTACGAGTAGCTTTATATGGAGGAAACATATTCATTCTCCATATCTTTTCTCTTTTACAATCTTTAGCTACTATTATAGTAGGATTTTCTATTGATAATATGCTTGGCAACATTGAAATTTTTGATATACACGTTTTTTTAAATTTAGCAACAAATTCTTCGTTTTCGATTGGTTTATCAAGTGGTATTTCTTTTTTAGCTAATTTCCACCAATTTAATAATGCATAATATCTATAAAATACAAAGTAGCTTCCATCGATTAATATGTAATTTGTCATTTAATATAATTAATAATATTATTTCCAATTCAATTTAGATAAAAAATTTTATTATAATATAAATGAAAAGTTTTAAAGACAAAATTCCTTTCGCACAAAGAAAAGCCGAAGCAAATAAAATACGAGAAAAGTACCCTGATAGAATTCCTGTTATATGTGAAAGATTCAATAATAATATTAAAGATTTAGATAAACGCAAATATTTAGTGCCTAGTGATCTAACAATGGCAGGATTTATGTTTGTAATTCGTAGAAGATTAGCATTGCCACCTGATCAATCTATTTTTATGTTTTGTAATGAAGCAATGGTTCCAACCGCATCGTTGATGGGAGCTATTTATGAAGAAAGAAAAGATGAAGATGGATTTCTATATGTTGTATACGGTGGAGAAAGCACCTTTGGATAATTTTTATATTTTAATAGTATATATGTCAAAATTATCACAGATATCAGCAGCTAATTTAACAGTAGGTCCTACCTCAATGTATGATAGCAGCGTTGCTTTAAATAATCATATTAGAAAAAGAATCAACCATAATGGAAAACGTGCACAAGCATACGGTCATAATGGTACAAATAATCAAACTAGTGGTATTCACGGAACAGGGACAGACCGTGTTTATTTTATGAGTTTGTTTCCTAGAATGAAATTAAAACATGATACTACACCTCAATGACTGAACTAAATTATGATATAAATTATATCAATCTATATTATATAATGTTTAATTACACAGTTGAATTTTTAGGAACAATGGCTTTGATATTGGTTATTTTAATAACTGGAGGAAACCCTGTTATAATTGGAGCTGCTTTAGCAGGTCTTGTTGCTGTTGCCGGATCTCTAAGTGGAGCACATTTCAATCCTGCTGTATCCATTATGGCTCTTGTAAAAGGTGATTTATCTCAAAGCGATTTGATGGGATATATTTTAGCACAAATTTTAGGTGCTTTATTTGCGTTAGAAATCTTTAAACGCTTTTTATAATTTTTTATTGTTTAATTATCTAAATATAAATTATACAATGAGTAGATCATATAAAAGAAACAGAAGACGAAAAAGGAGAAGAACTAGAAATCTGAAAGGCGGCGAAGATCCCCCAGCTGCTCCAGAAGTTAGTTGTGAAGGTCTTGGATTTTTCGAAAAAGCTAAATGTAAAGCAAAAAAAGGATTAAAAAAAACAGCAGATGGAATTAAAAAAGGAGCAGAAAAAGCAAAAGATATGGGAAGTAAAGCAGCAGCAAAAGCAAAAGAAATGGGAGATAAAGCAAAATTAAAAGCAGAAGAAATGAGAAATAAAGGAGCCGCTAATGTTGCTGCTGGTGTTGCTGCTGTAGATGGTAGAAATGTAAATCCTCAATTACCACCAGGTGCCACTGGAGTAGATGCTGTTATGGCAGAAGCAGGTAATGTAAAAGCATTGGGTAAAGGTGCTGTAAATATGGGACACAATGCCGTTCAAGGTTCAATTAATGCTGTTAATAATTTTAATGCTGCGGCGAAATCAGCAGCATCTGGTGCTGTAGCAACCGCTCAAGCAGAAACAGCAGCAGCTCAACAAGCAGCAGCTCAACAAGCAGCAGCTCATTCCGCTCCTCAAACTGTAATGGGTGGTAGAAGACGTAGATATAGAAGATCCAGACGTAGAAAAACAAAGAAACGTAGAAAGTCAAGAAGACGTAGGAAATCTCGTAGAAGAAAACGTAGAACTAAGAGAAGACGTTAATTTAGTAATTTATATATTATCTCATTAAATAATATATAATGGCTTCAAATATGGGAAATCCGATGGACCACCAGAGTGACATACAACACAAAGAGCAAGAATTACAAGATTGTATTGAAAGATGTAATCAATTAAGAACCGAACTAACTGCCATGCGCAACGCTTGTTCTCAAGGAGGTCAGTGTGAATGGACTAATCATAATTGGACGGGTTCTCACGGCACCAAAGACTGTAGTAAATGTAATAGAAGAAAGTATTTCTACGACGTCCACGGCGGCGGAAGAAGAAGAAGATCGCGTAAAAGAAAAAGTAGAAAAACTCGTAGAAAACGTAGAAAAAGAAGACGTACACGTAAAAGAAGACGATAAATAAAAATGTATATTTTAAATTTTAATATATATTTTTAGATTTTAATAAGTTGGGGAGAGAAAAACCCTAAATTTTTACATCCAACCGTGCATATAATAAGAAAATGTAAAGACTACCCAAAAAGGCGCCAGCGATAAATCAAGTTGTGCCAATATTGCTATTATCAAAGCAACAATAGCTCTTTTCATTGATTCAGCAACTTTTTCTTTTTTTTCATCATCTTTAATAGATGGTAATTCAATAAAATGAATATAAGCTATAAAACACAATATTACTACAAAATTAATACTCCATACGGGATTTCTAATTAATTCATAAAGTGTTTGACGAGCACTTTTTTTTCTATAAGCAAAAAATACTGTTAATAATGTTAATAATGTTATTGCATATATTTTAGCCTCCATATAATCTATTAAAATATTTTAATTATTGCTTAACATTTAATTCTTGGAGCAATATTCATTGTAATCAATTCTTGCATCAACAATTTAAATGAATATGGAACATTGACTTTATTAAAATGCGTATAATTTTTACAAGTATTACATACGTGAATATTCTTTTCGTGATTATATATTGCTATTAATCCACATTTTTGACAAGTATAAACTTGATATGAATCGCTAGCATTATATATTCTATCTTTTGTAAACATACTGGCACCGTGTGAAATCATACAATCTCTTTCCATCTCTCCAAATCTTAAACCACCATCTCTTGCTCTACCTTCAGCAGGTTGTCTAGTCATTACTACCATAGGTCCTATAGCTCTACTATGCTCCTTGTCATTAACCATATGCTTTAATCTTTGATAAAATACCGGACCTATAAATATAGAAGTTTCAAGTTGTTCACCAGTCATACCATTATACAAAACATCATTTCCATGACTTTCATAACCTAATTTTCTTAATTCAGCACAGATTTCGTGAATTGAATATTCGCCGAAACTTGTTCCGTCTCCAAATAATCCTAATTCCAATAATACTTTACCTAATACAGTTTCTTTTAATTGTGCTATTGTCATTCGTGATGGAATACAATGAGGATTGATAATAATATCAGGAACAAGACCATTTGCCGTTGTAGGCATATCACATCGTGGCAAGATCAATCCAATAGTTCCTTTCTGTCCATGTCTCGAACTGAACTTATCACCGATCGTAGGAATACGATAAGTTCTTGTTCTTATTTTTGCGAATGTATATCCATCACCATTTCTATTCACATAATTTTTATCAACATAAGTATCTTCGTGTGTTCTATAAATAATACTTTGATCTTTATATTTTATAACTTTTGTATGGTCGTTTCTATGTTCTTTAATAGGCACTATTTTACCAATAATAACATCTCTATTTTCAATCAAAGTATCTTCTGGAATTACACCACTATTATTTAACTTATCATAATTAGCAAACTTCATACCTTTCGTCTTAACTTTATCAGGTTTACATCGAATTTCTTCGTCGCCTTGTATTTTTTTATCTTCATCTTTTTCTGTATGATAAATTGTTGCTGAAAACAATCCTCTATCTACACTGTCTTTATTAAAGATAATACTATCTTCCTGATTAAATCCGGAATATGTCATAATAGCTACAATTACCGAACAACCAGATGGAATCTTGTTTAAATTTATAATATTCATAATTCTTGTATCTACCAAAGGTCGTTGTGTATATGTTTGGACGTATGCTGTTTTATCCATTCTATTGTTAAAGTTAGAAGCAAACATACCCATTGCTTGCTTACCCATAGCACATTGATATGTATTTCTAGGAGATTGATTATGTTCGGGAAAAGGAATACAACTAGCTAAAATACCGAATATAGTAGAAGGATGAATTTCACAATGAGTATGTTTTTGTACGTTATCTTTTGTTAGATGACAATGTTTTACAGCAATTAAAGATGAATTTTGTTCGTCAGGGTCAATATATTCTAACAACGTATGTTTATATTTATGATTTATCAATAAATCATGCCAATTAAACTGGTTATTAAGAATATCATTCACTAATTTTCTAGTAAATAGTATTTTGTTTTTAACAACCCTGAATACAGGCCTTGTTAATCTTCCGGCATCATTACATATAAATATTGATTTTGTTTTGTAATTGAATATAATACTTGTGTATAAATTAATAATGCCTTTATATTTTTTATCTTTTAAGTCATCAAAACATTTTTTTGGATTTTTTGCTATACCAACCCAATTTCCATTTATAAATACTTTAACTTTACCAAAAATTTCTTCTGGTGTCATATCTTTTAATGGTATGATATATTCGGTAATTATATCATATATTGGATTAACATCAGATGTTACTGTTATATGAGCCATATATGATAAATTTTTAACAACGCCTACAGATTGACCTTCTGGTGATTCAGCAGGGCATATAAACCCCCATTGCGTATTATGTAATTTTCTTGGAGGAATCAATTTCCCACTTTTATCAATTGGTGTATTAATTCTTCGCAAATGACTTAAACTTGAAATATAAGTTAATCTACTTAATACTTGGGCTACACCAACCTTATTAGAATTTGTATTTTTTATACCAAAATCACCTGTGGCCAATGCTCTTTTAATACCATTTTCTATAGTAGTAGATTTGATAATTTTATAAATATTGGTTTGATTAATAATATTTAAAAAGTCATTTTGTGATTTCCACGAACCGTGATTTATTTCTCTTACCGTTTGTTTCTGCATATCTTTTACTAACTTATTGAAATAATTTCTAAAAAGATTATTTAATAGAGCACCAGCCAAGTCAATTCTTTTATTAATATACGCATCTCTGTCATCAGGATCTCTCCAACCAAAACTTGTCTGCAAGATTTGATTAGTCATATAACCTATAAAGTAAATTTTTTGTACCATCGTTTCACAATGTGGAAATAAATCATTATTTAAAACGTCCAAAGCAAATTCTCTTTTTTTTAAATAACCTTCTTGTTTATCCATATTAATAGGTGTGAACATAACGTTTTCGGTTATATAACCAACAGCTTTCTCTTGTGTATCAAAATCATTAGCATCAATGATTGATGCTTTCAAACTATATACCATTCTTTGTAGTTTCTTATTTTCAATTTCAAGTATAATTCGCTTACATATTTCTTTATCAGAAATAATTCCTAGCGCTCTAAACAATACAAACAATGGTATTGGTTGTTTAATTCTTGGTATTTGAATAAATATAGAATGTCCATATCCATTATTTTTTGTAGCAATAGTTATATTTATTTGCTTAGGAGATATACATTTTCGCAATGGTACTGATTTCATCTCAGCAATCCAAGACCATTTATTATTATTTTTTACAATATTAAAACACATTACCTTATTTTCTCTTGCTCTTTCTTGTGGTAATATAGTCTTTTCAGAACCATTTATTATGAAATATCCTCCAGGGTCAGCTGAACATTCGCCTAATATTCTTGAGTTTAAATGTGAATATTGAGTTAATACGCATATTTGAGAACGTAACATAATAGGTAATTTTCCAATATGAATATGTGGTAATTTTTTATATAGCGTTTCTACTTTTTGAAGTTTTTCACCTGTTCTTCTTATTATTTTTAAATTTATATCCATAGTTTGAGCTGACGCAAGTAAAATTGC